CCAATAACAAAACGTTGTTCGTCAGTTAAGAGCTTGAAAACTAGATCTTGATCTATGCCTGTCAGAACGTTGGATGTACCTAATCCTAATTTATCGGCAGTTAAAACTGTAACAGCATTACCTTCCGCATCTTTTACTTGTGGAATTTCGTTAAAAAACAAAGATTTAGGGTTATCTGGATCTGGTTTTAATTCGACTTCTCCAACTTTAAGGCCAGAAGGACCAAGTAATAACCTACCATTTTCATCAGTATCTAAAGATATACTCTCTGTGCCACCAAGAACAATACCTGATGGAAAATTAACAGTGGATCCATCAGAACTTAGTGTGGCATCACCAAGGTGCAAGGAGTTGTTTGTGAGGTACAAATCTCTAACCCTATTGTTTGCACTGCCAATATCATATGTTGCATCTAACTCAGGCAGAATAGAATTATTAAAGGTTAATTGATTAGAATCTATTTTATAATTACCACTCAAAGCTTCTGCTGCACTTTGAAAATTACTAATTTGACTAGAGGTCAAGCTCAAAGATCCTTGGTGTTGGGTTACGGAAGAAGATGAAATGTTGACGTCTGGAACATTTGCCCATGTCACATTAGTAGATAGATCGTTAACCTCAGTAAAGGATGTCAAGAAACCTTGCGATCCAAGGTCATTAATTTGACTAGAGGTTAAGCTCAGAGATCCTTGGTGTTGGGTTACGGAAGAAGCTGAAATGTTGACGTCTGGAACATTTACCCATGTCACATTGGTAGATAGATCATTGACCTCACCAGTTAGTACTGGGTTGCCTTCTAGGGTTAAGTCTTCTGAGAAGTGACCACTTTTGAAATAAGCGTCGCCCCATGCCTGAGTAGGGATACCTATGCCTCCCTCTCCGTCTGATCTTGGTATTAAATTTTTAGTAGCCATAGTTATTGAAGTTTTATTTTATTACACTTTATATTTTAAATTATTGGATTGTTTTTAGGGATAATGTCTCCATTAGAGTCTTCTTCAAAATACTGATAGCTGTCAGAAGTAGAACTGTAAGCACCATCTCTTGGCATGTAGGAGTCAGATCCAGATTCCTCCCAGAATTGTAAGCCAGTATTATCAGTAAAAGATACAGTCCTTAAGGCGAGACTACCATTTAGATCCTCAAACCATTGTATGGAAGATGAAGATGTTGGAGATGGTGGTGTTGGGGTTACCCCTAAACTAGTGTTAGCAACATTAACGAAAGTAGATTTATTTGTGAATAAAACAAATCCAGGAGGAATAGTATGGGAACCAGGTATTGGTGCCAAAACTGTTACTGATCCATCTGGACCCACTAAAATAGAAGGTTCCGAAAGTTGAATAGAGATTGGAAACCCAGTGTCATTAATTGATCCGCCATCAGGGTCAGATAGGTAATCTTTAATATTTACAGAAGCACCGCTCGATGTAGTGAAGGGATCTGATGTATATGCAGGGGTTGGCTGACCAAGAGGAGATGTTGAATTACCTACATCTCTAAACATAGTGCAACCTGGGTTAATGGTCACCTTTCCTGGCATAAAATAAGTTATAGATCCATCGTCACAAACAATAATTCCAGAGTCCACTGTTTCTATATTAATTGGAGAACCTCCACCATTAAAAGAACCACTATCTGGATTAGATATCAAGGAAGTGATATTGACAGAACTACCTCCAGCTGTAATGAAAGGGTCAGATGTATAGGCGGGATTTGGTTGGGGTAATGGAGATGATGTTTTCCCTGAGTCTTGAAATAAGACCCAACCAGGAGGTATGGACGCGGCCCCTGGACCAATAAAATATTTGATTTCTCCGTTCGGCCCAATAATTATCCCTGAAGAATGAACGAATACAGTAATAGGGTCATTTGTATTATTTAATGTACCTGAATCAGGATTATCAAGTAGGGAATCAATATCAACCGATACACCCCCACTAGTTATATAAGGAGCGGGAGGAGAATATCCTACGGTAGGCAAAGCAGCTATGCCCAATAAATCTGGATCTCTAAAGTTGAGTATGCCGTCTCCGTCTGAATCACCTATCGGATCAATGTAGTTACCTAAGTAACTGTTAGTTAGCCCATCAGGCATCCAAACAGGGTAAGTTACCCCAGGAGGTGGTGGGCCTAATTCGGCCAGTCCATAAGCTGTAGCCGTACCTGAGGGCGACTTTTGTTTAGCTAGTAATTCAGAAGTAAGTAAAGGGTAGTAGCCTGCTATAGAAATAACATCAACTTCTTTGGGGACATAAACCGCTTGAAATTTTTGTTTTCCAGAGGGAGTATTTAATAAAACCTCTCTAGTGCTCCTATTATAATATATTACCCCATCCTGTATATCTCCTTGTGGAAATTGAGAAACTTTATAAATAGTGGCCATATTTATTTATACACTTGTTTTGCGGCGAAACTGCAATTATTTTAATAAAACAAAAAGCCTCCCTTAGGAGGCTTTTTATTAATTCGTTTGTGTTAAACGGGATTAGGCGTATAAAGCTCCGCTAAAATCGGCAATATCGCCAAGATTTTTATACCCAGCCACATCACTGTCATCGTAAAGATGAACTCCACTGACTTTGATTTCGCCAGGAGTAACTGTAAAAGTAGTAGAACTTGCTGTGTCAGAACTATCAGCGGAACCAACGATAAATTTAGAATCAGAATGATCCCAGATAAAAACTTGGTTGTCAAAGGAAGAACCTCTGTTGAAAAAGAAACCAGCATCATTGGTGTAGCTAGCTCCAGCTCCATCTGAAAGCTCTATAACATTATCTTCAATCGAGGAGTTGGTTGTAGATAATGTAGTAGTTGTACCATTAACTGTAAGGTTGCCCCCAATAACAATGTCATTCGTTACATTTGCAGCGCCGACATAAAGTGTTCCAGCATCATAACTAAAACTGGAAGAATCAGTCTTAAGGCTATTACCAGTTGTAAAAACGATTCCTCCATCTGCATCTAAGGATGTATCTTTAAAACTTGCTGATTCAATAAGGGTTCCAGTTAAGCCTGCAGAGAATGTTTGACCAGCAGAAAAGGTATTTTCCGTAGTAAAAATAGAGCTATTATTATTATTAATAGCATCAGTAATTTCTGTGGAAATTTTATCGTTCGTTAATTGACCAATCTTGTAAAAGATTGAAGCGGTGTCTGGGTTAGCCATGATAATTGATTAGTTAAATTTTTTTGTTTGTTAAGAAATGGTTAGTTAATAATAGATACACAAAATTTTTATTTTTTTTCTTTTTATTTTATAAAAGTCCTGGAATTAAATTTGTTTTCTTTTTGATAGAGTTAATTTTTGTGTTCGCATTTAATGAGCTTTCGATTTGAGGCTGAATGTTTGTAACCAAGGATCCAGTGTCTAAGGAGATGGGGTAGTCTCCTGTTACCCCATAAAGTACGCTACCTCCGTCCTTCCTGAATAGTCTACCGCCAGATATATTTACCGCCACGTTTCCGACGTTTTGAATTCTGACATCCGCAATACTTTGATCTATTTGGAAATTACTTCCATCAATCGCCTGTACTAGACCGAACCATTTATCTATTCCATCTGATGAGGTTTGTGAGTATACTAGGAATGAATAAATCTCCTGGACTGTAGCATTACCATCCGTCTCACTTAGGTCGATGCCCATAGGGGTATTAGTGTAATCAGCGCTGAATGTAGTTATCTGAGTTGCATCAATGCCGTTCGCATTATATACAGTGTCAGGCTTTTGATCTACTTGGAATATAATTCCTGTCGTTGTTGCCACTATAGTCTGAATAAAGGGTAATAGAGCTGTTGCCCCCACTACACATGTCACACGAAGTCTAACGGTATCTCCTACTGCTATCTGCGATGATGCATATGTCCCTGAGACGTCAATAAATGGATCAGCTGATGAGTACTTGGTATTAACAACTTCTGCGTCCTTGGTTACATTATAGATTTGTACCCGTGATGTACCCTCTATATTTTTTACCTCCCAGGGCAGAACCGTGGTCGAACCAAATACACCAATAACCTCTGCACCATTAGATAAAGTAGTGGCTCCAGTTGTGTTAATATTGCCCACAAATGTGGTCGCCTTAATAGTTAATATATTTCCACTGACCGCAAATACTGAAGATGCTGAAGCATCAACCACTACATCATAAGAACCTGCGTCAATATTATTACCATTACGGGAAACAATAGTGGAGGTTTCACCTGCATAATTATCTACTAGGTGTGCTTTTGCCCTGTTGTAGAATTTTTCTGGCGTATTAATTACTGTGTATGCATCTGTGGTTGCTCGCGTGTCGGTAACTAGGGTGTCATCAAAAAGAAGCCAATCAAAAACCAAGGTTTGTGTTCCCAGTAATGACCTTGCACTAGTTCCTAGCATCTTGTCGTAGGCGCAAAAATTGAAATTAAAAATATCTTCTGTAGTATTCCCCTCGCCTCTTCTGTCTACTTTGTAAAATCCACCAAACTTATCTGTGTCCCAATCGACGTATGAAACCCCGCGATTTTCTGCATTGTCTTTCCATGCACTCGTGTAGTCATCAATTGCATAAGGGCCTCCAAATAATTGGAGTGCTGCCCGCTCATTGGTGCTATATTCTTTGATTTGAGCACCAGTTAGAATTGAAAATTCAGATATTTCCCCATTAGAATCGGAAGTGTTAAGGTATTCTTTTGCACTCAGGTTGTTATACTCTATTGCGGTAGCTAGTGTTCCCGCACCGACGGCATGGTTAATAGTTCCAACAACATCACTGCCATCAAAATCTTGCAAACTAAAGGAATCAGCGTCGATAACTGTGATTTTTTTTCTACCATTAACTACATCTGCTCCGCTTACGCCTGACGCATCAGGAAAACTATATATTGCCACACAATCTCCAGTAGCAAATCCATGACTAGTAAATGTCACTACGGCAGGAGTTGCGGCAGATATACTTACAGAATAAGAATTACTACCACCGCTTTTATTTCTTAATGCTGTATGTTTTGCATACGTGGAAGGATTGTCTTTTACATGAACCTTAACATCAGGCAATGGATTATTCGCAATATCCGTAATATTTATGCTAACATTTTTGTATGTTTCTGTGACATTACTCTGGTTTGTACTTCCTGTAGTGCTTCTCCACATAGACCTAAAGCTTGAGCCAGCAGAAGGATTGTATGCCTTGACAAGCGTGTGTCCATGACCCGTCCCTGAAGCTTCACCAAAATCATAACCATTGGTATTTTGACTGGTGTCTACATTAAACAAAGGTAGTTCATAGGTACTCCCGAAAGTTCTAAAGAAAGACGCATTTACAAGATTAAATTCTTTCGTGTAAAGACTGCTGAAGTTCCCGATAGACATATTAACAAGTTCAACATTTGTTATATATCCTGTTGCCATACCCCTTGCCTCTGGACTCCAACCAGCTATTGGGTTTACCATTTTTAAATCTTTCCATTCTACATGAGAACCAAAACTCCAAGGCTTAGTTATTACTATTGTTCCACCATTAGCTAGGAACTTAGTTCTGGAACCACCAGACATACCATAACCACTTGGATGCCAATTGCTGTTAGTTTGACCCGTAATAAAAATACCTACCCCACGGGATGTTCTTGTTTTGCCGTAACCTGTATACTCTCCCCCATATTCAAAACCAGCATAACTTGCAATTCTACTTTGCCCATTGGTTACTAATGTATCACCGATGTCTTTGTAATCTAATGTAACTTCCCTAGTATCTGAGGAAATACTTCTTATAAGATGCGGTAAATTATTAAATTTTCTTAATGAATCTGAAGAATCACCTGTAACATTCTGGAAGAAAAGACTTTGTCCTGCCTCATAGACTGTATCGGAGGTAAAAGTAAGTACCGCATTACCGTCAGAATTATATGCGATTGTAAATCCGTATTTCCAGCTAGTAATTTGTGTGCCAGAAATAGAAAGGGCAGCCCCATCCCCATTAACATTTTGGTCATGTTGAAAAATTGCAACTTCAGACTCTGGGTCTAGTTTAAGTCCACCCTTTATAGAAAGTCTATTCACACCAAAGTCATAATAAGTCAGACCTTGGTCAACGGTTATAGTCACGCCACTATTGCCTGTTAGACCAGACAAATTTAAGTCACTACCTGTTTGTGTTATTACACCACTACTTGGCTCTGAAAAACTCATGCGTAATTATGCTATTGTTTTAAAAATTAAATTCATGATCAATTAAAATAATCCAGGGATTAATTTAGAACTTTTATTTATTGACTCGATTTTTGTGTTGGAATTTAACGAGCTTTCGACTTGAGGTCGGATATTGTCAACTAAAGATCCAGTGTCTAGAGATAAAGGCTTGTCTCCTTGTGCTCCATACAATACACTTGACCCATCCTTTCGAAATAATCTACCGCCAGATATATTTACCGCCACGTTTCCAACGTTTTGAATTCTGACATCCGCAATACTTTGATCTATTTGGAAATTACTTCCATCAATCGCCTGTATTAGACCGAACCATTTATCTATTCCATCTGATGAGGTTTGTGAGTATACTAGGAATGAATAAATCTCCTGGACTGTAGCATTACCATCCGTCTCACTTAGGTCGATGCCCATAGGGGTATTAGTGTAATCAGCGGTGAATGTAGTTATCTGAGTTGCATCAATGCCGTTCGTATTATATACAGTGTCAGGCTTTTGATCTACTTGGAATATAATTCCTGCCGCTGTTGCCACCACAGTCTGAACAAAGGGTAATAAGGCTGTTGCCCCCACTACACATGTTACACGAAGTCTGACAGTATCTCCTACTGCGATCTGCGATGATGCATATGTCCCTGAGACGTCAATAAATGGATCAGCTGATGAGTACTGGGTATTAACAACTTCTGCGTCCTTGGTTACGTTATAGATCTGTACCCGTGATGTGCCCTCTATGTTTTTTACTTCCCAGGGGAGAACCGTGGTGGATCCAAATGTGCCAATAACTTCTGCACCATTAGATAAAGTAGTGGTTCCAGTTGTGCTAATATTGCCCACAAATTTGGTAGCTTTAATGGTTAAAGTATTACCACTAATCGCAAATACTAAACTTGCTGTAGCATCCACCACCACATCATAAGAGCCCGCATCAATGGTATTACCATCACGGGAAACCAAGGTATTAGACTCTCCTGCATAGTTATCCACCAAGTAAGCCTTGGCTCTGTCGTAAAGCATTTCTGGAGTTTCAATCACGTTGTAGTTGTCCACGATGGCTTTATCAGACTCCGTCAAAAATACATCAGCAAACAACACCACCTGTTGCTCAAGCACTCCTGTGCCTATACACAATGGGGAGGTGCTATTTAATGTATGTCCGTAAGAAGCTAAATAAAAATTAAAAACATCGGTATTGTCAGTAGTTTCACCACGATAATCTATTGTTGTGCTGCCATTATAAACACCATTTGTCGATAACCCCCCGTAACACGCACGAGTCAGCAATCGTTCTGTCGCTTCACCACTTGAGTCAGTTAATCCTGTGTAGACTCTGTCCGAAGAAAATGTTTCATCTGCATTCTGCGAGCCGAGCCAACTTGCAGTTCCAGAAAACCTATTGCCATTATCTTTATCCGTAGTCCAATATTTTACCCCTTCAATATTTGAGATATTGGTATCCACGATTTTCAGCTTAATATCTTTGTAAAGTGTGGTGACGGCAGATGCCCCACCTGTGCTATCGTGGGCAATATTGAAGTCTCCTGTGAACCCCATGTTAACGAACTCAATTTTAGTCGCTCGATAACTACTTCCAATGAAGTCACCATTCTGTGCTTGTATTCCTTGGGCATCAAAATCTGTAAGTACAAGAGGGTCATCAGTTCCACTATGACTGCTTCCCACTTTTTGAATTGCACCCTTATCAGTGAAACTAGGATTGTACCTATTAAAACTTACAAATGTTTTAAAAACATCAAAGCGGAGATTGCCGTCAATGGAGAGTCCGTCCACTGAGCAATTGGCAGTGTTCATCCGCAGTCTTTGACCAGCAGAGTTGGTGGCAATTATTATACCATTGGTAATGCTTACAGTTGATCCATTCTTGAAGTCACAACCACCGCGCAACTTCATTGCACCTCCGTTCCAATTTAAAGTGCCTCCGCTTTGTATCAAGAACCCTGTCACATCCTGATGCCCATATCCAATATCGTGAGATATTAAACCAATAGCACGAGAGTACCTAGTAGCCCCACCGACTAGCGAGGTTACACCAAAATTCAATGTGCCATATATGTCTAGGTCTTGTTGCTCAAAAAGTAAGCATTCCACCTGTGGGTCAATAGTTAAAGTGCCATTAATTCTTAATTTTTTACCATCAAGGTGATAAGTTTTGTGGCTACCATTATCAACCACAACAACTCCTAAGACACCACTTAATCCACTTAGATTGGTGTCGGTGCCAGTCTGTGTAATTGTTCCATTTAATTCTGAAAAACTCATTATGAGTATGTTCTAGTAATTGTTTTGAGGTTACCATTGACATCGTATGATAATGCTTTTGTCAATGTAACACCTGTTACAAAATCGGTGATTAATATTTGTGTTAGATCGCCACTGGTATATGTAAATGCTTTGGTAAAAAGTTTTGTAGTTTTGGTGTTGTTTAACCAAATATCTATAGTGTCTATGTCGCCATCAACAGTATATGAAATTTCGTGGTAATATGTAGATAAGCGGGATTTATAATCAAGATCAATTAAATTAGTACCTGGCTCACTAAAGCGAGTGGGGCCATTGGGTAGATGCAATTTGAGAATGGCAGAACTACTGCTACCCTCCTCTGATACAGTTAAATTAACTGAAGAGAAATTAACTAGTTGGGGTGTGGAATAGTTATAGTCTGTATAAAGGGTGGCACCCGCAGCCGCACTTGGAATAGAGTTAGGCTCAATTTCATCAGTTACATAGTACAATATATTATCATGAACGAGGAACTCATTAGCAGCAGGATTATCGCTAGCACTAGCGACTCGAGTTAATGCGGCAGCTTCTGTTTCGTCAACTATATCAAACTTTGTAACACTAATATTTTGAGTATTATCACTAGCATCAACGGAAGCAAGAAAGTTACCAGCAACTGTAATTGTTAGAACAGTAATATCTGTAGTGTCTACTAGTGGGTATATATCAACCGAAACCGTAGCATCTGTAGGGAGACCTGCTGTGCCACCGCCACCGCCAACATTAATATTTGCAAGCTCGGTAGCGATTTTTTGCTTAGTTAGTTCGCCAATTTTATAAAAAATAGAATCTGTATCTGGATTTGGCATCAGTATATTATAATATTAATTATGTTTTTGTAAAGTATGCCGTCACTAATCTTTCACCATGCATAGTTACAGTTGTTGTTGAAGAGAATGAGTCTGCTAGATTTTCCCCAGACCAATGGTCGAATGAGTATCCAGGCAAGGCAGAGGCAGATATGTTAGCTGTAGTACCACTAAGGTAAAGATTTGATGAGTCTGAGACTGATGCGAGTCCGCCTTTTCTTGCGGTAGCAACCAGTCTAAACTCGTACTCAAACTGATGACCTGTTATGCCGTCATTAAAATGCTCAATCATTCTATTATCAAGAGATTGAGCTGAAAACAAAACATATTCTAATGCATCATCTTTAGTTTTGATGTGGCCAGGGTACAGCGAGCCATCATGGGTAAATGCAGTATCAGCTTCGGATGATTGAGATATTTCATTTGTAATATAATTAGCTATAGTTACTCCTTGTACTCTTAAATCTCCTTCAACAGCAAGCCCAGCTCCCCCAATCGTGATACCAGAAGTAGGGTCATCGGATATACTACTATCTCCTATATGTATGGTGTCTGGACTAAAATAAGCATCACCAGTAACATACAGATCATTATTTAATTGCACATCGCCATTAAAATAAGACTGACCCTGAGCGGAAAGATATCCACCAATATCAGCATTTGAAATTCCATAGCCTATTAAAGTATTTGGTATAGAGGCGAGGTCATTGAAGGAAACAGTGTCAGGCACAGCATCCCAACTAGTACCGTTCCAGATATAATTCCTTCCTGCTTGACTTACAGTATCATTTAAAGATGGGTTTGATGGAAATTGTATAGCCATTGTTATAGATTACACTTATTTAATTGTTTTTATATTAATAGTTCTAAGTTATCTGAGAATTATCTGTAGTCCTGTACCAAGAGCCGTTATAATGGTATGCCATCGCCTGCGTATTTGTAGTGGAACCGTCTGTGACTAGAGCTAAGGCTCCATCTTGAAAAGAAGTGGGTAAATCTAATTTGTTATAAACAAGAGGGGTAGATACTGTTGTAATTTCATCTTGCAACAAAGTAATATCGTCAGACAGAGATATAAAATTAGCTAAAGATTCTCCACTAACCGTTATTAAATCATCGGCAGCTGCACCAATAGTCCCATCGACTATCGAGTCTGATAACTGCTGCAAATCGTCTGATAAAGCTATGAAATTAGCTAAAGCTTCCCCACTCACATTAATGAGATCGGATGTAGCGGCCCCAATACTTCCATCAGAAACAGCCCCCGATAGTGCATCCAAACTATTAGATAATGAAGCTATGCTAGCCACAGACCTACCACTAAGAGAATCTAGTCCTGATTCCATTCCATACTGTTGGTCTAAAATTTGACCAAAAGTAGCTAGTGTTCTACCGCTGAAATTTTCGAGATTATTATCTATCTCGTAGATGTCTCCAATTAATTTACCAAAAGAAGCTACTGATCTACCGCTTAAAGAATCTAGATTATTGTCTAAATCGTATACGTCATTTTGAAGTAGCCCAAATGTAGAAACCGTTCTACCGCTTAAGTAGTAAAAAGCATCGTCAATATCAATATATTCACCAAGATCGTTTTTAATATATACATTGTCTGCGTAAAATTCTTTACCGCTTATATCTCCTTGGACTGTGTAATCTAGAACTTCCGTTACATGAGTTTTACCTGTTACATATAAGTCTCCAGAAATATAAACATTTTCAGCATAAAACTCGTCAAACTTTCCACTAGCACCACTTGTGATTCCTAAATCATAGTTGTAGATATAATTAGGTACGCCAGCTAATCTGTCACCACTATTGAATTGAACATGGTAATCTTCGCCTGCGGCATAATCACGGGGTTGACCCAAGTATGCGATTTGTAGCCAGTCAGTATCATTATTGTCACCTGTTTTTTCGTAGATATCGCTTGTGGATAGATCCAAAAAATGTGCCCCTCTAATACCTGCAGCCTTATTGCTTTTTCCTACGCCAGTAGGGGGGGCGAAATCCCAAATAAGGGGTTTTCTATTACCTAAGTTAGCACTAACAAAATCTTCAAAAGGTAAATTAGCACCGCCACCTCCGCCTCCTTGACCAACTTGAATTGTTGTGTTTACCCATTTAGAGCCATCGAAAACTAAGACTTCCCCAGGAGAGGCATTAAGTGCATCTACATTACCTATTTGGTTGATGGAGTTAATAGATGGGCTACCTGCTGGAAAAGCATCCACCCATTGTTCGCTATTGCCGTCACCGTAATATATTTTTAGTTTACCAGCGTCACTCTCCCACCAAAGATCTCCTGTTTGGGGAGTTAGGGGTGCATCATCTTGAATAGAAATAGCCATTATAATTCAGATATTAAGTATTTTGCTGGTGTACTGGTGTCAGCATTTGCTGCCCTCGATAAAAAATCAAGGTTGAAAAAGAATGATCCTGTGCTAGATATCAAACCATCTCCAGAGCAAATAGTAAATCCATCATCAATATCCATTCTAATTGAAATTTCAGGGCCAATAGTTTGTGACGGATCTCTGTAGTAATAGTCCGTTCCCCCATTTAATCCCGCCCCAGCTTCACTTAAGTTTTCCATTGATACATTCAGGGGGTTTGTGACTGTCGTCCCTATGTCGCCCAATCCTTGAAGTAAGGAATGTGGATGTACTGAGACTTTTCTCTGTGTGAATCCAGAAATTTGATAAGAGGTTGGTGTGGAAGTGAAAGTTTCTACTCCAGCTAAGTTTTTTCCGCTTGCTGTAAAATCAAAAACACCTTTAAGGTCTGAATCTTTAACAAGTATTTCAAAATTATTATCAATTAGGGATGTTCCTTGAGATTTTTGAATTAAAATTGATTGAGGGGATTGATCTAGACTTAATTCCAGTGAGGGATTTTCATACATTTCTTGGTCTGATTCCAACGAGAAGGTATAATTTTCACCATTTGGCGAGCTTACTAGGGCACTTGGTAGGTTAATGGAAAACTCTATAGGTTTGGAGGCGATATTAACTACGAAAGAATCTTCTAGAACCAAACCATTAGTTGTTTTAGTTAATAAAACCTTAACATTTGGTGTGCTTATATTGTAAGTAGAAGGGTTAATGCAATTAATAACTTTTAAGTTGAAGTCTATACTTGGGTCAGGAATATCTAAATCCCCATCAATAGATGTATATAAAATATCATCGAAATTAGATGTTAAAACATTGATAGCACAGCTATCACCTGGCCCTAAAGCAAGATTAGGTAAAATGTAGGATATATTATTTAATGTAAAAGATGGGCCAATTTGATCTAGATTGGCGGTATTACTTGATGTTGTTACATCTGAAAGTGTATTGTGAATATTTTTAGCAACTATAGTTACAGACTGTTCCCCAGTTCTAGTAGAAGAAACAGTTACAGGTACATTAACTACATATACGTCATTGCCATTATCAGTAACTAGTGTTGGGTCAGAAGTATAACTGTTGGTAAAAGCTGTTTGGCTACCGTCAGAAATACCGCTGTCCTCAACGGAGATTTGGATAGAGTCTATATCAACCCCTTGGGTATCTATAATAGTGAATACATGTACCGTATCTCCAGCCTTAAGATCTGCGGTACCCACTAAGTGTGGACTCACCGATTGCACTGCTGGTAGAGTGATTTCACAATCAATAACAGATGGACCGTTAGCTATTTTTACGGTTGTTTCTTTAGAGTCCGTAGCTCCATTAGACCGTCTCGCTGAAGATAATCTCAGATTGGGAGATTCATTAAATATACCAGCTGAGTAAGAAACTGTTTTAGGGTCTTCATATATATCTAAGCCTAAAACTAATATATCAGTAGCATTAACTTGTAGATTTAAATATTCTACAGTATCACCATTGTTTGAGTCCCAGTTTGATATAGAGTGAACTACATCAACATTTTCACCTTCCCTTAGGCCGTCTGATCTTCCGTTGTAATCAGTAATTGGTTGGAATATAATATCAGGATACAGTTGATCTAGTAAGCGAGTTGAATTTACCCCTGGAAAATTGTCAGCTGTAGATTGGTTAGTGCCTGTAGTTCCAAGGTTGCTAATTGACCTAATTGAAACACCAAGATCCCCAACCCTGTCCGAAACCGTCACTGGTATAGTCGCCCTTTTTATCCCCGCACCCATATCTATCAAGGGGTAAGAGGTAAAATCTATGTGCTCGGCTAGGCCTTCGTCAAAAACTTCTATACCCGAAGGTTCTTGAAGCACATCGTGGTATAAATTAAAATCATAATCTACAAAAACATTTATAATATCTCCGTGTTTCAATGCAGATTCCCCTAGGTTTTCCCCAGGCTTTGGCGTTGCAAGGATTATATCATCTATAAAAATATTTGATGCGGTTGGTCCAGGCCCCATTTCAATTACGTCAATTGATCCAGAGGATATTAAAATATATGGGTCTCTTCCATTATCAGCATCCCATGCGACTTGATTTCTTCCACTAATCATACCTGTTCTGGGGTAAAATGGGTCACTGGATGAGCCATTGATGCCATTGATAGTGCCTTCGAATCTCCTAGACATCTCGCCAAGCTCCGCTATGTTTGATAGTGGAATAATTGTTTCTTGTATATAACCTGTACCAATATAATCGCTAAATGTCCCGTCCCATCTAGAAGAGACTTGTAGTGAGTTTGCTGTATTCACATAAACTCCCGATAAAATAGTGTTTGGTGTTGGGGTATGGTCGTGATAAATTGGTATGATTGGCCCTTGGTCATTAACTACATCACATATAAAGTAATGTGTCTGTTGTATGGCTGCGAATCCAGACCTGAATTCAGCGCGATTATCCATAGCGATACCGCTAACGATATCGATTTTATTTTCTAAGAGTTGTCCTGTAGCAATTAACTGTCCAGATAGGTCATCGATTAGACCAGTGATTGGACCAATGACACCAGAATATGGGATTTGGTAATTATTAGCCTGAGTGGCTACAACAAACCTGTGATCTCCAATGGGTTCCGTTAATGGAAGATCTGTGATTTTCCTATTAGGAGTAGCCATGACTAGGATCTGTTTTTAATTGTTTCTACTTGCCTTTTAAGAGAGTTTATTTCCCTTTGTTGGTCTTTAAGAGCCTCTATTAAAACGGGTATTAATTTATGATAAGAAACAGCTAGATTACCTTCGGAATCATTGCCTACTGCATCAGGAAAAACTGATTGGACATCTTGAGCAATAACACCTATATCTTTTTTACCCGCAAGATCTAAGGGAGCATCTTCGGTCCATACAAATTCGTAGCCAGAAATTTTAGAGACTTTATCTATAGCATTGGTTAGAAACTTTAAATTAGATTTTAATCTCTTATCAGATGTGAATAAACTAGGTTCAGTCCCTGCGTTCCAATTGGTTATAGATAGAGTTCCGTCCGCTGCAACAGAAAGACCATTGCCTGGTTTGACTGTGCCTACTGCAGCAGCTGTTGCGACTGCAACACTGGCAGCCAGAGTTATTTCGGTGTCTGATGCTTGGTCGGCTGTAAAAGTTCCAACTTGAGCTCCTAATCCATCAATAAATTTTAGTGTTCCATTGTTAGGGGCAGGAGGATCTGGGACGGTGATCGTTGTGTTAGTCGATTGGTTTGCTGTAAAGCTACCTAGTACTGTGCCAGAATTTGTTGCTATACTCAATGTCCCGTCATTGGGGGTGTCAGGCACTGTGATAACTGAGTCACCATTTTGGTTAGCAGTGAATGTCCCGAGTGATGTGCCACTTTGGTTGTTGACTGTTAATGTTCCGTCCTTAATATCAGAAAGTAAAGCTACTTGACTACCGTTCCATAATAAATCAGTAGTTGTAACCTTAAAAACTTCAGACCAATTTGATCCGCTGTCACCACTGGTTTCAAAAGAAAAGCCTGCATTAGTATTAAAGGGTCCATCGACAAGGGTGAATTGCTGCCAAGAACTACCTTCTCTGTTCCTTAGTGTGATATCTTTACCATCCACTCTCCCTATACTTGAAATAATATTACCAGGAGAAATATTTGTGTTAGTCTGACCAAAAGCTATGTTGCCTAAGTTATCAACAGCAAGTGGGTTTGGTAATGTCGCTCCATTATCAGTTGTTGTTCCAATAGCTATTTGGTTTAAATCTGAAGCGATAGCGGCAGCGGATGCTCCAGAGTTAGTGCCTCTTAAATAAAGCGAGGGTGTATTTGAAACTCCGTCAATACATAGCAGATCTTGCATGAAAGAAAAGCCACCGATTACTTTAAATTTGGATGCACCAATTGGTGTGGTGCCCGCAACAATATCTCCAACTGATACATTGCCAGTGGAATCTATAGATATCCTAGGGGAATCAGTAGTTGAAATATGAAAATAAGACGAAGTAGTTGTTCCTATATATGAGTCATTAAAATCTCCGATCTCTACTTTTAATTGTGTAGATGAATTTTTAATTCTCAAACCATTCCCACCATCTATACCCCCGTCATTAACTGTTGAGTCAATCCAGGAACTAGGATTATTGTCATTTAACCCAAGTTTACCTAAGCTCGTGATACGAGCCCTCTCTGTGGCCCCATCAATGCCTGCACTGGAATTATTTAAAGTAGTATGAAAAACTAATGCACCATCTTCGGCATTATTTGTGTTTGTTTCGATGGCTCCACCAATAAAAGCGTATGGCTTATTAGCTTCAGAGTTAGATGAATTTCCAAAATTGAAAGAAACCCCAACCATGTCTTCTTCAATAGAACTAGGTTTTTGAATAAAAATTGGAGCATTGTCTCCAGCATAAACGTGGAGCTGGGTTGATGGTTCTTCTGTATGAATCCCTACTAAGCCATCTTTAACTATAAATTGGCCAGATTGAAAGTCGTCAATTAAAAATTGTATTCCATCTTCGTAACTAATATTTAACTTACCTGTAGGTGCTGCGCCTGAACCCATATGTATATTACCAGCAGAATTAGCCCAAAAAAATGTTTCATTAGCTGAAGCTAGCCCCGCATCTAATCTTATTAGTGGTACATTTTGTTCTCCACCATCCCTGGTTCTAGCATCTATATACAAACCAGAATGGCTACCATTTAATGCAGCATTAATGTATTGTCTATAATTATAGTGATTGCAAGAACTCTTGTAATCATTGAAGTGGGATCCACCAACAATAATAGAGTCGGAAAAACATCCTGTTACTGATTTTAAATTTTTTGCAATAGAATGATCTGAGGTTAATAATGTAAATGTCCCACTATTGCCAAAAATCTCATCAACATAAGTATTTTCTAATAAATATGTATCACCACTAACCCTTAGGTTGTCTTTTATGTACATGCCTTCTCCTGAAGCTATATACATTTTGGTGTCACCACCTATGTCGAATTTTAAATCTCTTGCGTCTGTGGGGTCAAAGATACCTACATGTAATGCCTCATCATTTCCAGAAAAAGGGTATAAGCCCCCGAACATTTCGTCTTTTAGGTCAACCGAAAGACGCTTAAAATCCCATTTATAGTTCCTTGCATTAACGTCAGAACTAACCCCGCTAGCTACTACAAAATAAGTATGAGAATCTCCTGAACCGTAAAAATCTTCAAACTGACTAATTTTTTTATCTGCCATATCAAGTATTCATTACACATAATTGGCAAAAAGTTTTAAACTAATTATGATACTTTAAATTTTATTTCAGAATTAGATAGGTAGAAATCAAAATTTATAGATGTATTTATATTTTTATTTAAAACATAAGAAGATAGTGGAGACTCTATATTTTTCTTAATTATTCTGTCTAGCGGCCTAGCTCCCATGTTTTCTTTTCTTGCTAATTCACATATATATTGTGCTGAATCTTGATCTAAGGATAGGGATATATCTCTTTTTTTGAGTTTCTTTTTTAGGGAAGAGATTTTGCCATTTAATATTTTAACAAAAGATTCTTGCGGTAAATTCTCGAATAGAATAATCTCATCAAGCCTATTGCAAAGTTCTGGGCTTAACAATTTTATAGCTTCCCCTCTGACTTCTTCTTCTTTTGTATTATTTGACTGGCCAAATCCAAGACTGGTTTTAGTTAGTAGGTGAGCACCTATATTACTAGTTAATATAATAACGCAATCTTTAAAATATGCTTTGCCGCCAAACTGATCTTCTATCTCACCTTCCTCTAGGATTTGTAATAATAATTGCTGGACATCTCTATGAGCTTTCTCTATTTCATCAAAAATTAAAACACAGTGTGGGGTTTTTTTAACTTTCTCTATTAAGAATCCCCCCTCTTCATAACCCACATAACCAGGAGAAGAGCCTATAAGCTTTGATGAGGATATTTTTTCAGAGTACTCAGACATATCTAGTCTGACAACTTTTTTAGAATCCCCGAAAAACTTTTCAGCTAAAACTTTGCCAGTATAAGTTTTACCAGTACCTGTTAAGCCTAAAAACAGAAATGAAGATATTGGTTTATGGCTATCCTTAATGCCTAATTTTGACCTACCTATACTATCCACTATGGAATCAATAGCAGATGGTTGGCCTATAACTTGAGATTTTAGGGAACGTTTTAAATTATTTAAATTAAACGAAGATGATTTGTTGATATGATCTACTGGTACCTTTGTTTTTTTAGCCACTATAGATTCAATCAGGTCTATTGATATAGTTCTGTCTATAGATTTTTCCCATTTTTTGTATTCATCTTCGTATCTATCCAGTAAGCTTTCCTCTAATTTAGCATCAGTTTCAGGCTCGTAGCTTAAATCGTAGAGCTGGGATTCTATTTTAGATAAAGAGGAAGGTTCGGTTAGGTTAGATATTTTTAAGCAAGAGCCAGCCTCATCCATTAAGTCGATAGCTTTGTCAGGAAAATATTTAGTTGGCAAAAACTCTTCAGCCAAATCTACAATTTTCTTCAAGCATGTTTTGGAGTATTTTACATCATGGAATTTTTCGTATGATTTTTTAATTCCATTAAGTATTTCTAGGCACTCGCTTTTGTTGGGTTCATCAACGAACACGGGTTCAAGCCTTCTGTTTAAAGCCATATCTTTTTCTATGCTTTTTTTATACTCTGGATATGTGGTGGCGGTGATTAGTTTAATTTGACCCCTAGCGAGAGCTGGCTTTAATATGTTAGCAGCATCCAACGCCCCCTCCGCACTCCCCGCACCAATTAAGGTGTGAGCTTCGTCGATAAATAAAATGATATTACAATCAGAAACCTCTGAAATTAAGTTTTTTAATCTTTGCTCGAATTGACCTCTGTATTTAGTACCAGCAACCATTGAGGCTATATCAACAGCATAAACTTCAAAATTATGCAAGAAGGATGGACAACGTTTAGCCATAATTAGACTAGCTAGACCCTCCACACACGCCGTTTTACCTACGCCAGGGTCACCAATTAAAATGGGATTGTTTTTATTTTTTCTGCCTAGAATTTGGAAAATTCTATTAACTTCAGAGTCACGACCTATAACTTTATCAATCTTGCCCTTCGATGACATTTCATTTAAATTAACGCAGAAATTTTCTAGACTGCTACCTTCAGTATTGCTAGGAATCTCTGTTGGAGTTTTAGGGAAACTGCCTGGGTTGCCTTGGTTGCCAGGAATATCAAATGTAAGATTTTTAAATTTCAATAAATTCAAGAAGTCTAACATGACCTTGTTTGGCTCTTTATCTATGGAGGTTAGGAACATACAACCTACCCCTCCTTTCCTATTTAATAAGGCAAAAAATAAGTGTTCTGCACCTATGTAATGGTCTTGGCACTTCTCAGAAAGCTTATGGGCTTCGTTTAAGGCAGTTTTAAAATCATCATTATACGCGACATCTGTAAGACTAAGGTCTGATTCCCCCTTCTTGTTCAGGGAGCCAAAGGTTGTTACAAAAGATACGAATTCATTTTTAGATATTTTTTGTTTACGTAAGAATAGATCTATAAAATCATCTTCAGATTCTAATAAAAGAATTAACAAATGCTCTTCTCTCACAGACAAATGACCAAGAGAAAATGCAAGTTCTTTAGATTTGGTTATAAAATACTGGGACTTTGGTGAAAAGTTTGGGCCTTGTGACATATATAATATTATTACACAGAATCGTTCTTAAAGTCGGAAAGTTTCATGTAAATCATTTCATCAATGATCCTTATTCGATTTAAAAATAATGCGTCTCCAGACCTATTTTTTTCCCCATAAACAACAACTATATTCCCTTCTGCAGGAACCTTATTGTCCTTTAGATATTCTGTGCATTTTTTAAACCTAGCTGTATCCACTAATATACCATCGACATTACCGACCTCATCTTCGAGTTCTAGTTTGATGTAAAGATTACCGTTTCTGGATTTTTCTTTTTTTGCAAATTTAACGACCAACAAATATTTAGCAACAGTACCAGCTTCGCACTCTTTAAAAAACTTAGAGTCCTTTAACTCCGAGTGGGAACTACGAAATACATCTTTTAATCTAGTTGAGTAACTGAACCCAAGTAAGCTGCGCTCGAAGTACCAGTTAGCAAATTTTTGATTCTTACTGTTTTTGTAGTATATTTCTTTTTGTGGTAAGTATTTTTTCTTAATAGTTTCATATCTGGATTCTTTAATTAATGGCTTACCGTCGTCCCCTGAGTATTTAAAACCAGAAGTTTTTGCTGAATTAAATATCTCAAACACATCTTTATCTTCTTTCTCATGTATTGATATGAAATTTCTTTTTTCTCTGTCGGTAAGGATATTAAATAATTGAGCCTCTAGTACTTGTTTCGCTCTATCTTCGTTTTGAGAATCACTAAGAGCACCCGCCTGTATTAAGGATGATAATGTGCCTATATTGAGGCCAGAATGCTTGGCTGCTATGAATACTTCAAATTTATTAACAAACTTTTCTTCCTTAAACAACTGTATAGCATGTAAAGTTTTATCGCTTATGCCCTTTATACTAGACAAGCCATACCTTATGTTTCCCTCTTCGACACAATAATCAAAATCAGACTTAACTAAATTTGGTGGTAATAGTTTTATATCAAAATTTGGTAGCTCTTTGCTTATATTAGAGACTTCAAGCTGTGGGTTTGGCTCAAAGTTTGTCATTTTTAATAACGCAAGAAAGAACTCTTTTGGGTGATTGAATTTTAAATAAACGGTCCATGCCGCTAATGTAGCATAACTGATAGAGTGGCTTTTGTTAAATGAATAGTTCGCACTATCTTCAGCCACCTTCCATAAAATATCACCAATAGCCTCTTCGAGATTTTGTTCTTGTATTTTGCCTTCGATCTTACTTTTCCACTCTGGCATTTTGTCTACCTTTTTCTTGCCTACAATTCTTCTTAATTGCTCTGACTCGTCAAGGGTGAATCCTAATCTTACTGCCATCTTCATTAACTGCTCTTGGTATAATGGTATACCCCCAGTATACGAAAGCTCCTCTTCGAAGAAATTATGAACTACCTGAGCATCTCCAGACCTAATATAGTCAGAATACTTATCCACAAAATCTAATGCCCCTGGCCTAGCTAAGGCTATAACAGCACTAAGCTCTTCAAGACTTCTGGGTTTTACTTTTCTGCAAACAGAGAAATTAGTATGAGCCTCTATTTGAAATAAACCATGTGGAGAATCTAGTTCGGAGAAGGGATAATAAGTCTTATCTTCATCCAGAGGTATCTCTGTTGGGTCAATGCCTATTGAGTTGCAGGTGTTGTAAATCACACTTAATGTACGCAACCCAAGAATATCAAACTTAACCATAAGTTCTGACACCCAATTCATATCGTAGCCAGTAACAAGAGAGCCGTCATTAGTTTTTTGAACGGGGCATATCTCTTCGATTGCATCGCAGGAAATAGCTATGCCAGACGGGTGAACTCCTGAGTTTTTGTTTAAACCCTCGAGCTTCCTTGAAATATCTACCACCCTCGTGTTATCTTCAGACCACTCTTTAAATTTAGTACTCTCCTCTAAGGATTTATCTATAGATGCTACCTTCCCAAAATTCTTAGGTATAAATGATGTAATATGATTTATATCTTGCTCTATAAAATTACCTACTATTTTTCCGCACTCCCTAATGCAGAGTTTACTGCTGAGGGTATTCAATGTTAGAATTTTAGCAGTTCTATTGGGGTAACGATTTTCTATGTAAGAAACAACCCTGTCCCTATGTTCATAAGAAATATCATTATCAATATCAGCCAGCAAACTTCCATCAAGATATGTTACTCCATCTTTCTTAATCTTTTTTGCTCGACTCTCACTCACAAACCTCTCAAAAAATAAGTCATACTTGATTGGATCGATCTTTGTAACGCCAATGAAGAATAAAACTAGAGAACCAGCGGCAGAACCACGACCTGGCCCAGTAGGTATGTCGTTTTCATGGCAAAAATTTAATATATCCCAATTTAATAATATATAATCTATGAACCCTAATCTTTTTAAAATTGATAGCTCGCTAGATAGTCTGTCCCTGTACCCAAGTTTATCTTTTAGTAAATCAATTCCTTTTAGTTTGGCCCCAGATTCACAAATCTTTTTTAGAAACATGAAATTAGATGCCCCGTCCTTCAAGCCAACAGACTCGTACTGTTCTTTAGAGATGTTGATAGTAGGAAGGAGCACTCCTGCAGGGATGCATTCTTCATAGCTTGTGTAAGAATCAAACATTACTCTGTAAGGTGTTTTCTATTTCAAGTAAATCTGTATAGACGGCATATACTTCATCTGGTCTTGTGTTCCAATATTCTGGAGGCTGTGATAGGAAAAATTCAATTAGATCAGCTAAGTGTTGATTGGCTTTGTTCTTGAGTAATGTGTCTTTTAAGTATTGGTATGTAATAGTATTATTCATATTGAAATATTCCAAATCATTTTATTAAAAACTTCAAAATTCTTAGTTATATCATAAAGTGCGTCATGTAGTTTTGCGGGATCAAAACTTATATCGTACTTTTTACAACAAGAGGCTAGGTTTAAACTCATACCTCTCTCCCTAAAGGAATTTAATTTTAATTGAAAAACGGATAAATCTTCTTTTTTGTTATATGGTATTTCTTTTTGTATAGCTTTGCCGATTGATAATGTATCAATAGATCTTTTAAGATAACTGTAGTCAGTCTTCCTGCCCAAGCACTGCCTGAATATGTTATGTATATATATATCAAAACCAAATATATTGTGCCCCAAGTTTATGTACTCTGGATTATACAAGTAGGTTTCAAAGTGGTCTAAGATAAAAGAGGGGTCTTCACCTCTAGCATTATATACTTTTCTAGAAAAACCAGTAATCTTTTCTGCGTCTTTGGATATTTTTAAGTCGTCCCATTTTATATAATAATCATGCTTAGAAATAACCTTTGTCCCTTCGGCAATAATGAATGCTAACTGCCAGGGCTTGTTATCTTCTGATGCCAAATTAAGATTACAGGTTTCGAAATCAAAGATGAGATATTTTTGATCTTTTTTAAACCTTAAAAGTTCGTTATCCATTATCACTTGAGAGGTTTTTTAAATTATTAATTAAAGCATGCTTTTCGTTACTAGGCAAGGAGTTATACTGCCTCTTTAATGCTTTAAGCATTCTTTTGTGTTCTGGTATAGAGCTGTCATAATTTATGATAGATTTTATTTTTTTAACAGTACTGGAGTTCATAATTTTATATTTAGGATTGTTCTAAGAGACTCTCATAGCAAAATTCTTTACTACCCATGTGGTCTAAGTTAGGTTTTTCTAGAGAGCTTTTCCTGGACGCAAAAGAGCTCCTGGAGCATATAAGTTTATATGTTAAGAATGCTTCGAAATCTTCACGATTTTTATAAAAAATAGATTTAGTTTTATGGGTTAGGTAAGAATGATTCAATGTATAGTTTTTAATATTATTTTCCAACATAAAATCAAAGGGTAAACCATTGTCTTCCAGAAAGAAATGGGGACTAAAACTAGATAGATCCACAACAAATGAATTAAATAAAAATAAATTACAAAATAAAAAAGAATCATAAAATGGGACAGCTAAATCTAGATGGTCTGAGTCCCAATACGAAGCCAAGTCGGTTAAGGTGATGGCGTTTATGTCGTCCGACTTTACTTTACTATAAATTTTAAATAAACACTTGCACCCTTCGGAGTTCTTGCTGAATACAATTAACTTGTGTTTCGGGATTTTTTTGTCTTCTGGGTCAAAAGATTCGTCCACTATATCTATCCTTAAACCGAATCTAAAATTAACATCCATAGCCTTGGCTACTTTGTTGGCTTGAAGGAAACCCATAAAGCTATCTTCAACCATTACTACTTCTGTAAGATTGTTTTCTTTAACTATATCAAATACAGAATCTGAGGAACCATTCGGCTCCGAAGGTTCGTTTAATGTTAAGATAGATTTACCAATAGAATAGTGGCTTTTGAATAGTGGTGTCATCGCTAAGCATCATAGCAATAAACAGGCTCGAAGTCAAGGCTATTTTTTAGCTCTCTCAATAAAGTGGTCGGCCAAACCACCCTCGTCTATGTACTCCTGTAACTCTTCTAATAATTTATTCCTAATAGCTTTTACATCTGGTGGTAGCTCTTCCTTCTTGTGGGCTGCGAAAGTCATCGTAGCTGCTATAAGAAGTAGGATGGCTAGAGGATCAAATACGAATATAAGAGTTATTATAACTACGCGGATAGCTTGATTGGTGTCAATAGACATGCCTCCCCATTCGTTTAACATGTTAGCTATATATAAGATTGGTCCTATCTCTACTTCTAGAGCTCTTAATTTGGATCCATACTCAAATTTTTCTGACTCCATGACATCTATTCTGTCGTAAGCTTCTTCTATGACAGTCCTTGGGGTACCTGTTTCTTTTGGAGTAGTGGAGGTGCCTATTAAAATGGTATCAATTTTATCTCTTGAGTCTTTTATTTTATCATCAAAACTTGAAGAAATGGATTGAATTTCTTGCTCAATAGATAAGCGCTGCGAAGCTAAGCTTTCTTTTTCTTTTTTTTGAGCATCGACTAGTTGGTCGTATTTTTTTTGACTCCCAAAAAGACCGCTTGGTTTTGCGTTTTTTAATTCTAACTCTAACTCTAAGAGCCTTCCTGATATATTTGTTATAATTTTCTCTTGCACGGATATAGAGGAAGACTTTTCTTCTTTTAATAATTCAACCCTAGACTCTAATACCGCCACAGTATCGCTTGAATTTTCTTGAGCGGACTGCATGGATTGATTTAAGGATTTAAACTCTAACTCTTTTCTTTCTATAAATTTTAATTCTCTATTGATTTTACCATCTATCTGCTGAATGATTGCTTGTTCTTTTTCCATAGATGCATGGTGCTCCACGTGGGATCTTGATAGGAAGCCAAAAATACCCATACTGGTTATCAAACTTAAAACAACAACAGAAAATAAAAGATAGCGTTTAAGGAACTTAAATGCATTATTCCAATTATGGTGCAGCCATACGGAAGCAATAAGTTTTCCAATCTCCAGTACCCCACCCATAATGATGATAGCTTCCCTTGAGCCTGGAAACATAGTAGCCAAACCTATAACACTAAAATAAGCTGCCGTCAAAGAAATAGACACGGCAGAAACAAAAACTAGCCCTGCAAAAAACATTTAGATATCCTCCGTTAGTCCTCTTTTTTTAATTTTATTATTTTGATATGTACAAAAAGTAATCAAAACAAAATGCCTACCCATAACTTTTTTATGAGTAATAGAATAATTGTAGTTTTTAAGGAAACGAGATAAATCGACTAAGTATTTATCTTGTACATATATTATGATTTTTAAAGGATTGCCTTTATCATCAATATCTTGAGAGAACATGACATCGTCCGCATATTCATAGCAAATATTTTCTATTGTAGTATTCATTCATAATAATGTACACTACAAATTACAAAAAATCATCAATTTCTACAGCAGGTTTATTCCAATAAGGGCAGCCTTTATATTCCATTTTTTCCACATATTCCCCTTTAGATTCGTCAGGTGTAAGTATATTTTTAGCTTCTTTAAAGACTGACTTGATAATTTTACCAGATTCATTTTTGATAACATAATAAGTTAACGGCTTCCTGTAAGAACATATATACGCCACAATAGGCTCACCGTTTTTATCTAAAAGAGGACTACCTTTAGATATTTTATAACCATCCTTCCCGCACATTAATGGACCGCCAAAGGTTCCGTCTTGAGGATAACCTTGTGACCCAGCAAAGTTAGCTACTGCGTCTTGCTCATCAAAGGTATCTAAGAAGGATTGTATGTCGGTTAAGTGGAGCTCTACCCCCTCCAGCTCTTCGTCTGATAAATTTTTCATTTTCAAATTTCCATTCGAATTTAAATCAAACTTTAAAAACAAGAACTCAACTTGACGTTTAGTGAAATTAGGAAACATTTTTTTAACAGCGAGAGTATAAAGAAAATCTTGTAGATTATCTGTGACTTCTTTACCTTTAAAAATTTGCTTACTACTCTTAAAGTCCCTGATGATAGCGGTGCTTTTTTCTTTATACAGGAATAATTTATCAATAAAACCTCTAAGTCGGTAAAGTTTTCCTGCTTCATCAACGGTGATATCAAAAGATTGCTCAGATATAGCTTGGTCGGGTGTCCCGTTATGATTATCCCCAAAGAAATCAAAGTGTAGGCCCGCAAGAGTCATGTCGTCAATCATTTTTAAATTGTCTACATCGTTTACATTTAATTTTTTAGCATGATACTGAACTAGCCTTTTAATTGGGGCGCACGCAAATATAGAATCTTTAAGAATGATTTCGTCATATATTTTTTTGTGTTTCTCTTCCCCCAATAACTCAAAGATTAAGTGGCATATCCAGCCCCTGCTTGCGCCATCATTACTTTTGTCTGGAACTTTTAAATGGTATGTAGCCCAATAACTCCAAGAGCAACTTTGGGCTTTTTTAATTTTACTAGCTGATAGTGGGGTGAGTTCTTTTTTCATTAAATGTGTTTTTTGAATGATTGGTAGGAGGATTTAGATATATCACCAGATTCATTGTAAGATTTTATATCACTATCTATTTGTTCTAGGTTTGAGCCTGGCTCAAAAAGGTTTGATGACCAGACTTCTATCTGATCTTCGTTCATGTCTCCGAAATCATTAAGGGTTGGAGGGTTAATAGCTATCCTTGATCGAGAGAAATAATTCAAAAGCTTGCAGTAAACTCCTAGAGATCCTATTTTGCCTCTATTTTTTTCTTTTCCTTCATCATTGTTGAGGCAAATGTGAATACATTCAGCATCAATGCTTAATAAAAAACATAGAACTTTTGAAGATATAGATGTGCCAAAAGTGCATATGGCATTATATATACCTGCCGAATGAAGTGATAGTACATCTCCTATGCTTTCAACTAGATATATACATCTGTTTTCTTTGATTGAATTTAGGAATATATTTTCACCATCAACAGGAACAAAAGCTGGGTATACCCAATTGGTTTTTTTGCCGACATGTTTCCATTTGGGCCTATTAGAGGATTTACTATTCATATCCCTTCCACTGAAACCATGTATCTGACCAGTTTCATTGTAAATCGGGAAGACAAACCTTTGATACATAGCCCCCTCTGTAGCGAGCCCCCCTTTTAAATTAACTAAAACATCTTCACTAACCCCCTTGTTGGTATAAAAAATATAGTGAGGCATTAATTTTTGCAGAATGGATTTGTCGTATATTTTTTCAGAAGACATTTTAGGTTTCTGTTGTTGTACAGGTTGAGTAGAAAGATTTTCTAAAAATTCACTAATCTGACTTTCGTCTGTGGTTTTGATTGTTGCACAAACCAAGTCTTTAAAAGGCATCCTAGGGGTGTTCTTGACAAAATCTGTCCAAACCCCAGTATCTTTATAAATCATTAAAGCTGTAGGGTTACTGCCTCCCCTGTACAAAGCGTTAGTCCTCCAGTGGTTACCGCAATCCTGCAAAGAGTAGCCCATTTTCGTAAGGCTTGATTTAATAACTTCTTGATTCATTAAAGTTCGGGGTCGAATAAATCTGTACCACCTGGGTTATTAACATTTAATTCCGCAGCTGTTTGAGCATCAACCATGTCCTGCAAGTCCCCAACTTCACTGACCGCAAAATTTGCGATTTCCAGATTAATGCAATTGCGTTTTAATTCACCGTCGTGCATTCTTACTGGAACCATAGCCCTATGCACATCTTCACCTAAGTGCCTACATTTAAACCAGCTTAACTTATGGGTTCCAAAACCTTCTTCCGAAGCTAGCTCATCAGTAGTTTTTTGCCTTAAACTTAATAAGTGAGAACTGAACTGAGTAATTCTATCCGATAAAGAAACAATACTTTCATCTTCAACTAAACTATCTGACCTCCTGTTATTTGTTATCCCTGTTCTGTTACTTTGTACACTGGTTATTAATGCTAATGCAGGCTTATCGTCAAATACCAAATCTTTTTGTATTAATCTTTTGAGTTTGTCTACCATTTCACCCACTACTTGCCACTCAGATTTATTCTGCATACTTTCTGATGTGGTTTTTATATAATCAAAGCTAAGTATCATTGGGTTGCCTCTACCGACGTTAGAAAAATAGAAATGCTTAACTTTTTGTATCATCGCATCGACTGGCAACCCCCCCACATTCTCATAGAAGAATTGATAGTTTTTTACTTGGTTCCATACATCTCTTACCTTTGTTACCACTTCATCACCAGCTTGCCTCCATTGGCCAGTTTCGAGAAGACGAATTGGTACGCCAGACAATGCAGAGCACTGACGCATGATAAGTTCTTCTTTACTCATTTCTCCGTTATCTAAATGTAAGACTGGTATTTTATATTTTAAAGATACTTTTGTGCAGAAATCCATAACGAATTGAGTTTTTCCAACACCAGAGCGAGCTACAACGGTTGTAATATTACCAGGCCTAAGTAGTGAACCTAAAACTTGGTGCAACCTAGGATGTGGACCTACTGGACCAAAATCTTTTATTGGATTATTACCTCTCTCTTCTATCAACTCAGACATTTCTGAGAAAATATTCTTTGGAGCATCTGCTTGGTTTTCATAAGAACTAATTGTCTTATTGAAAATTTCATCAGCAGTATTTACAATATCCGTATAGGATTTATTAGTACTCATCTTCTCCATAGAGGATGAGAGTTTTACACCCACCTGCTGAATCTCTCTGCGTATAGATAGTTTCTTGACTTCTTTAGCTGCTAACACAGTGCTCGCTTCAGAGCATTTACGCAAGGTGAGAGCATGCAAGTAGTCGCCTATATCAACGTTATCCTCAAAAGATATTCCTGACAAGGATATTTTTTCCGCCAAAACGTAGGCATCCAAAGACTCAGACTTTTCATAACTATTAGAAAGGAATGAGTAAATGGTTTTATTAATATCCGAGACAAAATCGTTGGAGCAAAAAAACGGAGCTACCTGACTGTAAGAAGAAGGGTGAGATAATAATCCAGCAATTAATTGCTGTTCGAGTTCAAATGAATGCATATTTTATTTATCAGTTGGAATCCCCTGGGTCTATATCTCCGAAGCCAAACATGGATTCAGATTCTTCTAAGTTGGTGAGGTATTTTTCCAAAGATTTGCGTAATCCCATTTCTATGATTTGGTTTTGAGCCCTTGTATAAACAAGAGGCTTTCCCTCTTGGGTTACAAAAGCTAATATGAAACCTTTGTGTTGGTTTCCTTCCCCGCTTAATTCAAAAATTGTATCAAGCAATGATTCTGGCATTTCAAATTTATTTAAGTCGTCTGGATTTATATCTGACATAATAATATATTACACATCTATCCCTAAGGATTTTAATAAAGTTTTAGGTAAATCGTCCTTAGGGTATACCTCTACGAACTTAATGTTGTTGAGTTTACAATATTCTTCTTTGCTGTTATCACGTCTGATTTGACTAATGAAATTTGACTTAGCTTTGCCGTGAAAAAATGGAGTATATTTTAAGTGTTGCTCTCCTTGGACTTCTATGGCTATTGAGTGACTAGCGTTGTAGAAATCAAAAGACATTCTAGTGCCAACCACGGGCATTTCCTCAAAAACAAAATCTGAAGACCAGTACTTTTTTATAAATTGTTTCACAAAGAATTGCCTTTTACTTCTGCTTGGTTTTTCCCAATCAATTAAATATTTTTTTGGCTTGCTTAATCTTTTGCTGCCGCCTGTGAGGGTTTTAAAAATCATGCTTTACAGATTAAGTTTTTGAAATGTTTAATTAAAAAATCAACCAACTCTGGGTTAGCTTCTAGTTCTTTGTTTAGATTAGATTCTCCTTGTATCTTGTCTGGGAACTCAAATTTATTTTGCTTTAAGGTTGATATAAAATCTTCTTCGCAGGATATCCAGGCCCCTTTCCTATTGATGTAGCCCCACATATAAAGCATGTCTATGATTTCTCTCTCAACCCATATAGAATTACCATCAGTTCTGCCATACTTGATTGGGTACTCGAGGGTATAATTGGTTTTTTCAATTGGAGATTTCTTAACCGTCATTTTAGCTATGTGTCCAAGTATTTTATTTTTTTGTTGATCTATCGGTTGAGTTTGGTTCTCTAAGATGAGATCTTTTTTGAATCTAGGCTCGAACTCGAGTATGTAATTAGCAAAGTGTAGTAAAGCATTACCTCCCGTCGCTGTTGTTTGTCTTATAGGGGCTTTACTGTAGGGGTCAAGTTTAATATCCGCACGAACTTGCGAGATGAAAATAGCCATGTGACCTCTTTTAGCTAAAGCTATACTCATTTTCTGCATGAACTTAGCTCCCAATAAAGCTCCTCCTGCAACCTTATGAGCGTCCTTAAAGTCTTTTTCTAAGTCATCCTTCATTATCAAGCCATCTAAGGAATCCAAGACAAAACAATACTTTGTTTCATCTGGGTTTTTGGCGACTAAAACTCTCATTAGATCTAGTACGGTTTCATATATATTACAATCAAAGATGAAGCATGTGCCTTGTTCCCAGTCACTCTCTTCTGTGACAAAGTTTATACCGCACCTTTTCTTCATTTCTTTAGAAAGCCTGCCTTCAGCTTTTATATAAACTGCTTTTGAGTTAGGCATTTTGAGGAAATTTTTCGCTACTTCTAAGGCTTCAGAGCTCTTGCCCCCTTCATTCATTCCCGTAAAGCGATGTAATCCTGGACCTAGACCCCCATCTAATTCAAAGTCAACCTTTAAACTGCCAGAAGAAACTTTGTAATCTACTTCTTTTTCGAAGTTGTAATGGTGGTCTTCGTTTTGTTTTAAAAATATTTTTAAAGCTTGTTGTCCTGATAAATCCTGCGTTTTACTCATAAAGGAATGATTTGATAGTTTTTGTAGATTTTTTATTTAAAATATTATCGCCACAAACCTCTCCAAGTTCTATTGTTTGCTTCTGTGGGATTTTATAATGAAACCTTTTGTATTTTTTTTCAAGCTCTTTAGCATAGAAGCCTGACCTAAACACAATTAATGTTTCTACTTTATCTGGAAACCTAATGTTTTTCCAGAATAATTTGGATGGATATTTTTCTAATAAAATATTGAGCGTTTTGATTTCTCTTGCCCAGAAAGGTCTTTTACCTTTTGCAGGAACATCTACCAAAGATTCAATAATTATTTTCTTGTCTGAATGCCTCACCCGACCATAATACCAAAAGACTTCGGTAAAGTCAAGTATAATTATGAATAACTATTTGATGTAAAAGATGTATTACTAGAAGGGTAGGATCTTGATGTGCCCCAAATCAATCTCGCCGCACCAACTCCACCTGAGCCTCCGTCAGCGAGGGTATCGTCTTCTGCGCCACCACCGCCGCCACCGAAATTTCCTCCGTGTCCGCTAGGTGTGCCATCGCTCCCTCCAGAACCACCCCTGCCTCCTGTTGGGCCGTATTTAGATCCTCCGTAACCATCGCTACCAGCGCCATAAATGCCGACTCCACCACCCCCATTAGATTGAGTGCCACCTTGTGTTTGGCCTGCTCCACCTCCTCCGCCGCCACCAGAACCAGGGTATCCATTTCTGTAATTTCCTGATGCACCTTGACCTCCTCTACCAGAATAGCCAGCAGCTCCACCACCACCACCGCCACCGTTGTTGCGTTGAGAGTGTGCTCCGTATCCTCCAGAGAAACCATTTGGGCCAGTAATATGAGAGCCCCCAGGAGTGGGGTTATTGCTTCCGTACAATCCACCTTTACCACCGCCTGCTTCTAAAATGGTTGAGTTGTTAAGTTTAATTACAGTGTTGCCTCCGTCGGTCCCAGATGCTTTTGTATTACCAGCTCCTCCGCTACCGCCTTTGCCAACCACAATAGTTATCTCATCACCTGGATTTACTGACAGGGAAGATGTGTAAGACAGTGCTCCTCCGCCTCCTCCAGTGCCAGAATCTGTACTATTACCAAAACATCCAGCAGCCCCTCCACCAGCACCAACCGCTAAGGCCGATATAGAGTCAACGTTATTTGGTACTATAAATGTATATGTACCATCAGATGTGAATTGCTCTTCACCCTGGGGGATGATTGGGTTAGTTCCACCATTCATTTGAAAGGTTTCTCCTAGGTTTAAAACCACAGAACCACCTTGGTTTATAATAATATCGGGATCATTAGAGTCGTTCCAGTCATTAGCGAACTCGGTTATAGTTTTTATTCCGTCCCCACTAAATGTGAACCCATTAAAAAACGAACTGTTGGTACCACTAGTTAATGAAACACTGGCCTGACTTTCGTCTGACGCAGTCACATTACCAGAAAATAAAGAAGGAGAACCTATAGAACCTACCATGTATAAGGCTCTTATATTATCATTGCCAGTAGAAGTAGTGAACTCAGTGTTCGGGTCAATCGGGTCCGCAAAAGTTCCAGGGCCATCAGTAACCCATTTGGCAAAAAGATACCCATTGTTAGGTGAGGCTGATAGTGTGATTGTAGAATCCATTACCTTGGATAGGTTATTAATTCCATCCCCGTTCTGGGAGCCTTGATTGCCTGAAACTGTGATAGTGTACCTAGTTAATTTAACAGATAAATTAATAGTAGCATTTCCAGCCCCAACCGTAAAAGTTGTACTAGGAGTGCTTGGTCCAATTTGGCCAGCACCAGAAAGAGACCATGATTCAAATTCATAGCCAGAATCAGGAAGTGAGGATATGGTAACTACATCACCAATATTATAAACCCCACCTCCAGTTGAACTAGTGTTAGAACCATTGATTGTAATTGTGTAATCGATTGGTATGAAGACCGCCTCTAAGAAAGTATTCCCAGCACCGCCAGTAAAAGTGGTTGATGCAGAATTTATGTTTCCTACTGAGCCAGGCCCGCTTATACCCCAGTGACTAAATTCGTAACCGAGGTTAGGTGTGGCTGAAATGCTTACAACTTCTTGGTAATTAAATGAACCAGAACCAGCAGTTAAGCCCGTGAAGGATTGTACGGTTAGTTCATAATCTATTAATGTGTAAGTACCTTCTATTGTAGCATCGCCCGCACCAACAGTAAAAGTTGTACGTTTATTGAAAGCGTCAAATAAAGATCCAGTACCAGTTACGCTCCAATGACTGAACTCGTATCCAGTATTACCTGTAGCCTCAATAGAGAAGGTGTTGTTTATATTATATATACCAGATCCAGTTTCAGTACCATTGTTACCTTGTACTGAAATATTGTAATCAATAGCTAGGTAATTTGCTGTAAGGGTAGCGTGCCCCTCTCCAACTGTAAAACTAGTTGAAGCTGAATTAGGATTAGAAATAGTTCCAGAACCTGACTTAGTCCAGTTTACAAACTCATAACCAGAGTTTGGGATAGCTTGAATAGTGAAGTTATCGTTAATGATGTGGCTACCCCCTGCGGTTTCAACTCCGTTCTGGCCACGAATAGATATCGTGTAGGGTATTGCTACATAATTAGCTGTTATTGTTGCGTCTCCAGCACCAACTATAAAGCTAGTGTTAGTGATAGAGCTATTTTGTATAACTCCAGATCCAGATAAAGACCAATGAGAAAATTTGTAGCCAGGGTCGGGGTTAGCTGTTAAGGATACAATATTATTTATATTATAAATACCTCCCAAGCTTTCTGTCCCATTGTCTCCGTTTACAATTATATTATAATCGATAGCATTATATGTTGCTGATATATCGCAGTCGCCATTTCCTACCGTGAATTGTGTTGATGCGGAAGATGTATTAGCTATAGTGCCAGCTCCAGATTTAGACCAAGATACAAATTCATAACCTAGGTCTGGAGTTGATAATAAATTAATATTATTGTTAATGTTATATATACCTGGGCTATTAACTATTCCATTGGTACTATTAAAGTTAATTAAATAATCTATAGCTTTATAATTTGCAGTAAGCACTGCATCGCTGGTATTGACAACATAACTAGTATTATTTAAGCTGGAGTTAGTAATTGAACCATCTCCGTTTGTGGACCAATTGGAAAATAAGTAACCAAGATCAGGTGTGGCTGTTATATCGATGATGTTGCCTATATTATTGATCCCTGAACCTGGCGTTTCTGTTCCATTGGAGCCATCTGTGCTGATGGAATAGTCTATTAAAGTGTAAATAGCTTTAACCGTACAATTACCTGCACCTACTGTAAGTTTTGTATTAGGAGAGGTTATCGAATCTAAAGAACCTTGCCCTGTTAAAGACCAAGAAGTAAATTCATAACCAGGATCTGGGATCGAAGTAATGTTGATTGTATTATTTATATTGTAAATTCCTGAACCTGTTTCAGTACCGTTTGAACCTTCAATAGTAATTGTGTAATCAATTAATTCGTAAATAGCCGTAATTGTAGCATGCCCTGCACCCACAATAAATGTCGTTGATGATACAGCTGTGTTAGAAATTGATCCTGGGCCAGATTTAGACCAGGAAATAAATTTATATCCAGGGTCTGGATTGGCGGTTAATGAGATTGCATCACCGATATTGTAAATGCCTGAACCAGACTGACTACCATTTGGCCCAGTAATTGATATGTTATAGTCTATGGCGGTGTAATTAGCACTAATTAATGCATCTCCTGCACCTACTGTAAATTTAGTTTGGAGAGAGGCGGCTGAAAGTATGGTTCCTGGGGCAGAGGAAGACCAAGAGGTGAATTCATATCCAAGTTCTGGCTTAGCTGTTATGTCTATAACACCACCTATATTGTGGACGCCTCCACCTGTTTCTACCCCATTCGATCCGTCTGTAGATATTGTGTAATCAATAGCTTCATAGATGGCCTCTATAGTACAGTTGCCATTACCGATAACAATAGATGTACTTCTTGAGGTTGGACTTATGAGACTTCCAGGCCCAGTTAGTGACCAATTTTTAAATAAATAACCAGGGTTGGGTGTGGCTGTAACATTAACCACATTGTTAATATTGTAAACCCCAGCTCCCGTTGAGCTTCCGTTAGATCCTGTTAATGATAATGTGTAATCAATTGCTTCGTAATTTGCTGTGATTAATGCATCGGACGAAGATACTTGGAAGGTGGTCGATGGAGAGTTAGGTTGCGTTATTGTTCCTGCACCCGAACTAGACCAGTTGAAGAATTCATAGCCAGGGTCAGGGGTAGCTGTAAGCCCAGGAGTGCTTAAATACTCAAAGGATCCAGCCCCAGTCTCAGTTCCATTAGACCCAGACAATGTTATATTATATAATATTTTCGAGTACGAGGGATATACCTCAGAGTTGCCAGCACCAACTACGAATGTTGTGATTTGGGAAGTTGGGGATGATACTGTACCATCTCCTTTTACTATCCATTTATTAAAGTTAAGACCAACCAAGGAGTCAGCCGAAATATTTATAGTGTCACCTATGTTAGATACTGTTTTGGTGGTGTAATCATTTACTGGGGTATTGTCAGACTCTCTTCGCTTTGAGGTTACGATATTGTAATCTATAGCTTCGTAGGTAGCTGTCAAATCAACGCTTGAGTCACCCATAGTGAAAACAGTATTTGAGGATTTATTATTTTTAATAGATCCTGCGCCAGAATTAATTACCCATGTTTTAAACTTGTAACCTGCATTTGGTAGAGATGAAATGTTAACAGTGTCTCCTGTTTTGTATTGACCAGAGCCAGCCTCTATCCCGTTGCCACCTGTAAGGTTTAGTAGGATAATGCTCTTTTTATATTTAGCTATAATTTCGCAAGATCCAGCACCGACCGTAAAATTTGTGGTTAATGAGGATTTATTTTCCAGATTGCCAGGTCCAGATAATCCCCATTCTGTAAATTCATAACCAGACACAGGTGCAGCGGAAATAGAAAATGTATCACTAATATTGTATATGCCACCTTCTGCTTGAGGACCTGGTCCAGATACTTTTATATTATAATCTATAGCTTGGTAATTAGCTACTATATTTGCATTGCCTGCTCCGACTTTAAAGTTAGTAGATGATGAGGAAGGGTCAGCTATAGTTCCTGGACCAGTGAAGCTCCACTGTTTGAACCTATATCCTAAAAATGGTTTTGCTGATATATTAACTATGTTGGTGATATTGTATACCCCTGAACCTTTTTCGGAACCATTGGCCCCAGAAACATCTATATCGTAGTCGATAGCTGTGTAGTTAGCTTGAACTTTAGAGTGAAATGTACCTACTGTAAATTGTGTTGAGGGGGAGGTTTTTTGGGAAACTGAACCTGGGCCGATAACTTTCCAGCTTTTAAATAAATAGCCAGGATTAGGTGTTGAGGATATTGGGATAGAGGTACCTATTGGAAATGCTCCCGCCCCAGTTTCTATACCATTGTCACCTTCAGTTTCTATAATAAATGTTGATATTTCAGCTAAGTCATCTGGCCTAAATGAACCGTCAAATGTATCTTGCAATAAATGATCTAATTCAGCTGTTTTTAATCTTTTGTTAAATTCCCTACCAATATGGTTGATATAATAATCTTTTGCGAACTCTCCCCCGTTTTTTAAATATTCCTGAATTTCAACTTCGAGAGTATTATGTTTACTCGAAAGTTTCCCTGAATTTCTAAGGGCATGTATTCGGTGGCGAAGATCGTATGACATAAATAATAGTTACACTAAAAATTAAGATATGACTGCATCAACCCACTGAGAATTTGTTCCGTCATTATAGTAGATTCTGAGTTTGCCGTAAACCGTATCAAACCAAAGGTCATTGTCGGCAGGATTAGATGGTGGCGTATCGCCACTAGCAATGCCTGGAGTGAGGTCAGCATTTGTGTTGACTGTTGTTTTGATTTCATTAACATTTACTGCTAATAATTTATCTCCGCTATTTTTATTTGCAAAAGTTATTTTATTCATTATTGTAATATCATTGGTAATGTTCCTGGTAGAAAAGCTGGATAATCAATGAACCTCGAGGTGATCCCAGACTGGGTAACATAAAACAAAAAAGCAACTCCAGGGGTTCCTATTTTTTTACATTTAATAGGAGAAAAAAAGGATATAGGCTCAACATCAATAGCTACATCATCAATGACGATGGTTCCAGCATTTAAAATAGAAGTAAGATGTATGTACTCGCCATCAGCCTGCATAGTGTTAGCATAAGGAGTTAAAACTGAGGATGAAGATACTATCTTTGATGTAATCATTGTGTGTAATACGCAACCTGAGCTAAACCCGCAGTAAAAGATTTACATTCTAAAGGTGAGGCAAAACTTAATGCTGAGAAATCAGACTCTTCTCCGTCTATAACTATAGGGCCAGAGTATAGTACAGCTGTAATATATATATTATCGTATTGACTGCGGGTCCAATCAGCACTAGGTGGCCAAGATAAATTGGGGTTATTACCGATAGATACAGTTGGGTCAAGATTTAACTTGCTTGGTATAGATTGCGATAGGGGCATTGATCATCTCCTTTTGTTTGGGACTGCATAAAAACCCACAACCATAAAACATAAATCCATAAATGCTGACAACATTAGACCCCCAGTTAATGTCACAACTTCCCAATCTTTACCACCAAAAACCCAACTAAATAAACCCCATTTAGCTGAATCACCTTTGGGTACTATTAGGTCATAAGTGATGTTGGGGTTATGGGCATAATAAATCATCATGTAGCACATTGTAAAAGTTATACTCATAAATAAAACCCTGCGTGTTACTTTAACAAATGGGTCATCAGCCCTCTTGTCTTGGTTGGATATTAACGCATTAAGCATTTCATTATCTCTTGCTGCAAGTAACATTTGATCCTGCCTCTTTTGTTCGAGCCAGGCATTAATTAGGTTACATCCAATCTTGATGCCAGCACCTAAAATAGTATTTAATATGGGACCCATAAAGGTATATTACACTTTTATGGAAACAAATAGTTTAATTATTGAAGTTTTTTTAATCGAGTCAGAGTAAAACCATACCCAGGGATAGCTGCAATGTATTGAATTTACTTCTTTTTCTGCATCACTTATGGATTGTTCTAAATGCCTTATACTTTTGTAATCTATATCTGATGTGTCTATTTTTAATTTTTTAGCTATAGAGATCAAATCATAGGATTTGTTTTCTTTTTTGGCTTGAACAGCTTCTTCTAGTAGGCCCCTAGTGGAGTCATCTTTAGTTATATCTGTATGGGTTTGTGTAGCTATTTTCCTAAAAATACTTTTAAGATTTTTTGGGAGAGGCTCTTTTTTTTGACTCTCTTCTTTTTTGAGGTTTTGAAAGGGGTCTTTTAAATTATTCTTAGAGCAATATTCGTGAACAGCGGAGCAGAATAAAGGAACAGATTGTTCGTAAATTTCCTTACAAAGCGAAAGCTCTTCTTTTATCTCCTTGCTTTTAAACTTTAACCTTCTGATTAAAGTTTTTTTATACCCATCCACATTAAAAGTCGTCTTCTAATGATCCTGCCTGTTGGTATTCTCTAACTCTACGCTCAAAGAAATTGCCCATAGCTTGCACATCTACAACCTCACCCAACCAAGGGAATGGGTTTTTGTCACTAGGGAAACGAAAATCTAAACCGATTCCTTCTAATCTCCTATTGCCTATATAATGCATGTAGTCAACGAACATTTCCGCATTCAAGCCCAAGATACCTGTTGGTAAAACATCATGAGCATAGGCTATTTCAAGCTCTACAGCTTTCTTGATATGGTTAACAAATTCATCTTGGATTTCTTTGGTCCAAATTTCTGGATTTTGCTCGATCAATGTATTGATTAAATATGTCCCGAAAGCTATGTGGGAACTTTCATCTCTCAAGGTATATTTAATTTGGTCAGAGACCCCTTGGAGTTTATTCTGGCGACCAAGAGCTAGAAGCATTGCGAAGCCGCTGAAGAAAAATGTACCCTCACAAACAATCCAGTAGGTTAAGAAATTTCTCAACAACTCTTGCTTGCCTTCTACGGTGGAAGTACTAAAATCATTTCTGGTTAAATCATTAGTAATACTCATTAAGAAGTCGTCTTTAGCCTTGATGCTAGGTATAGTTTCGTAGGCTGTGTAAACTTCATCTATATCTAAGTCTAGACTATCGCAAATATAGACTACGGTTAAATTATGTAAACTCTCTTCAAAAGCCTGCCTTAAGATGTACTGCCTGCATTCCGCATCTGTGATATATTTAAACGCAGATAATAATAAATTATTGCCCACTAAAGATTCAGACCCAGCAAAGAAACCTAAACATCTTTTGACTAAAAGTTTTTCATCTTCCGTGATTTCGTCACCTTTCCATTGCTTAATATCATTCTGCATTGATATCTCGGTAGGCATCCAGTTGTTTGCGCAACTTTTTAAGAACAAGTCCCAAGCATATTTGTGTTTATGCGGAAGGATCCTGTTGACGCCAGCAATATTTTCAGTTAAGAGTTGTCCTGTCTTATTAGTATTCATAGTGTGATGATTATATAACGAAACTAAACTGATGTCAAGATCAATTTTATTTCCACGAAGTTAAAATAAGAACTATAATACATAGTAAAATAAGCCCCCAATTACTTTTTTCGTTTAAGTATCCCTTTGACATAATTGTAAAAATATAATATTAACCCTGGGAATGTAAAAATCAAGCAACAACCTATAATAAATAAAAAAGTAAACGCAGAATTAGATATACCATCGGGAGTGATGGAAGATAGTGGGTAGTCCATTTCTTTAGTGATGTTTAATTCATCCGATTTAATTATAGGTTTTATTGTTTTGGTCGGTTGTTGTAATGTTTTTAGTTTACTAACAACCTTTGTGGAGCAAGAGCTTAATCCGAGAGTAAATAAGACATAAAGGCCAAGTAGCCATATACGGTGAGATAGTAAGTTAAGAAACTTGATAAACATAATATTACTGATACCAAAAGAGCTATTTTGTCTTTCATAATTTATATTCATTTTATATAGAGCGCAATGAATTAATTATAAAAGCTAAGTTCCCAGCATGTATTTTTGGTATATTAAGGTTTCCTTTTGTAGTTGAAATGGTAAATCCGCATTCGGTTTCGTCTTCCGTTAGTAAGTATGATATAAAATCATGCGCCCCATGTCTTTTTAACCAATCCCAATATATACTGCGAGTTCCATTCTTGCAGCGAAGTAAAACATCTTCGCAACAATACACTTTCGCATACAGTGTAACATCCCTAAAACATGAAACTTCGCTAGGAGGCTCAGATAAAGCCGAATCTATAATTAATTTCATGCATAATAATACACACAAAAAAAACTAGCAGTTCGATTTTATAATTTTTACTATCTTAGTGTCTATTAAGTACGGGAACCTATCCAGCTCTTCAACTTTAAACCAACCGTACTCCGTGTGCTCTTCGTTTAAGTCAACGTTGGGTATTTCGTCGAAGTTGTATTTGAATATGTCGAAAGTATGTGAGCCTTTATATATAGTTTTGCAGAAAACGAGATCAATTGGAGATATTTTTATACCTGTTTCTTCATCCAGTTCTCTACTAGCACAAACCCTAGGAGACTCTCCAGGAGGCTCTCTTGAGCCTGCGAATATACTCCAGTACCCACTGTAGGCGACCTCTGGCCCTTCTATGCGTCTAGCTAAAAGGACTAAGGAGTTATTATATATAATACAACCAGCAGCACTCACTGCTAATATGTACACCTAATTACTGGCAACTTTCACAGATTTCTCCGTTTTTCATGGCTTCAATACTGCAAGCAGAGGCTTCAGTAGTTTCCTTGGATTCTTCTTGGGGCGAAGAAGGGGTAGATTTTTCAATTTTACTAGCAGCTCTATTCCTCAAGTAATAGGTTGTTTTTAAACCATCTTCCCATGACTTCATATATATGTCATTTAAGTACTTGAGGGATGTCCCCTTATTGTACAGATTGAAGCTAATCGATTGATCAAACCATTTTTGCCTAGAAGCATTACATTCAATCAACTTAATCATATCCCTGTCGAAAGCTGTTTTATATTTTTCCTGAATATGATCAGGTATGGATCCATTAAGTAGGGACAAGTCTCCATCGCAACTTTTAACTAAAGCTGCCATTTCACTATTCCATAAGCCCATGTCCTTCATATCTTGAACGAAATGAGGGTTTGTGATATAAAAATTTCCACTCTTATTTTCGTAAACAAATAAAACGGAAAAGTTTGGCTCAATGCTTTGTTCTACACCATTAATATAACCTATTGTTGCGGTAGGTGCAATAGCCATAACATTAGAGTTCCTCATACCAAATTCAGCGATGTGATCCCTGACAGTTTTCCAGTCATCAAGAGATTCACCCTTACCTTTTGGTGGGAATTTTTTCTCTTGGGATTTATCATTGTATTGGTATGTCTTACTCCTATACGCCATTAGATTATTGTAGGAATCTATAGGGAGTATGTTTTGACTCCACAGAGAACCTTCGTAAGTTTCGTAAGAACCTCTTTCTTTTGCTAGTTGGGAGCTAGCGAGGATAGCTTGTTTACTGAAAAACTCAAAGAAAGAATCGTTCCATTTAACCGCTTCGTCGCTATCGATATTAATATTCATTACATGTAATACATCATGAACACCCATAACACCCAAGCCTATCGGTCTGTTCTTAAGGTTAGAGTTACTAGACTCTTTTGTTGGGTAAAAATTAATATCAATAACATTATCCAACATTCTTATTGCTGTATGTATTGATTGTTTTAATTTTTCGTAATCAAAAACATAACTACTTTTACCATGAGTCATCTTTTCTTTGACATGATTAAGTAGATTAATGGAGCCTAAATTACAAACAGCAGTTTCGCCTATCTCTGTCTTTTCCCCTTTGTGATACTTTGAGGCTTTTGTGTGGAGGGTTATTTCTGTACAAAGATTACTGCTATGAACTACCCCTTCATGTTGGTTGGTGTAACGAATGTTGCAGGGGTCTTTGAATGTACTCCATGGGTGAGAGGTTTCGAATAAAACCTTCAACATTTTTTTCCACAATTCTTTTGCTGGGGTTACTCTGTAATTCTTTAATAAGCCTTCTTCTGCCTTATCACATAATTCATTATATTTTTCATCAAACTCAGAACCAAAACAATCGTGCAAGTCGGCTTCTGTGGGGTCAAAGAAATACCACATATCTTCGTTTTGCACTCTCCTCATGAACTCGTCTGGAATCCAAGACGCGGTATTCATGTCGTGACAACGTAATCTGTCATCTCCAGTGTTTCTTCTTAAGTTGAGGAAATCTTCGTAATCCAAATGCCAGGGCTCTAAATAAGCACAGCCTGCTCCAGGTCTTTTGCCTCCCTGGTTAACTGCAACCAGAAGATCATTGTATATTTTTAACCAAGGTATTAAGCCCCCAGATATGCCATTCGTACCCTTGATGTGAGAACCAGCAGAGCGAAACGGAGTAACATCAAAACCTAAACCTCCTGCAAATTTTGATTTACGAGCTTCCTGCCAAGCCCCATCAAAAATCCCATCAATACTGTCGTCAAAGGTATTTAAGTAGCAAGAGCTAAGTTGAGAGTGTGTGGTACCACTATTGAATAAAGTCGGCGTTGAGGATGTGTAAAGTTGTTGACTTATTAGATTGTAAAACTCTATAGCTTTTTCGTTTTTATCTTTTTCGTTTAAGGCTAAACCCATAGCAACCCTCATGTAGAAAGATTGTGGAGCTTCCATCACTTTGTTATCAAGCCTTATGAAGTACCTGTCGTACAAAATTTGTATGCCGAGATACTTTAAGTTCCTGTCCCTTCTAATAGAAATTGCTTCTGACAATTTAGAGAGATCGAAGTCGAGCAACTTACTATCCAATCTTTCTTCTTTTACTAATTTTTTAGTATTCTGAATGAAGCTTTTCCTGTACTGGAGCTTGAACGCATCCGAATCCGCGCTTTCTTTAAATACTTCTTTATACAAGGTATTAAGTAATAACCCTGCTGCGGCGTAGGAGTAGTTTGGTTCTTTCTCTATCTTTTCTCTTGCTGAAAAAATGAGAGCTTGATCTATCTCTCTTGTAGTAATTTTATCAAATAGCTGAAGCTGTGCGTCTAGCACTATCTCGCTAGCTGATACATCTTCAATACCTTCGCATGCTCTTTGAGCGCTGGCATTAATTTTTTCTACAGTAAAGTCTTCTAATCTTCCGTTTCTTTTCTTAACTTTTATATCCATGAAAGTAATTTACACGATCTTGTGTGGGGTTTTAAAAAAATACAATTAAATTGTTATCTTTTATAGATTAGCACATTTTTGCGTGTATGACAAGACTATAATTCAAGAGTTGTTAACAAAATCGTTTTGGTACATCTTTTCTACCAATTTATTGAAGTTTGTTTTTCTTACCCAGCCTAACTCTGTTTCAGCCATAGAGGGGTCTCCGCAGAGCTTATGTACTTCTGCTGGCCTGTAAAAATTGGGGTCAACTTCGAAGAATAATTTTCCGTCGGGGGTGAAATATTTTTCATTAACACCTTCTCCTTTGGAAATGAATGGTATATCTGCATAGGCAAGACTAAGCTCTAAGAATTGTCTAACAGAGTGCATCTGCCCGCTGGCTAAAATATAATTTTTTGGGGAATCTTGATTTAACATTAACCACACACCCTCCATAAAATCTTCTGCATCACTCCAATCTCTTTTAGCTTCTATGTTGCCTAATTTAAGTAGGGGTAGTTCGTCTGCGTTTGAGTTTATTGCTTTTTTGAGTTTAGCTATTGAGTGGGAGATCTTCCTGGTAACAAAATCCAAACCTCTCCTAGACCCCTCATGGTTGAAGAGCCAGCCTTGCACGGCGTATAGGCCGTAAGATTCTTTATAAACCCTAACGATGTGCCTTGCTGCACATTTAGCTGCCCCGTAGGGGGATTGGGGGTTTAATGGATGGGACTCGTTTTGAGGTGTATACTCTACATCTCCAAACTCTTCAGACGATCCAGCATTATAAAAATTACAATGTGGTGAAAACCTTCTTATGGACTCTAGAATATGTAGAACTGAGTTTGAGTCTGTCTCCCATGTTTGTATGGGGTAATCCCAGCTCCCAGCAACAAATGACTGCGCTGCAAAGTTAATAAAGTAATCTGGCTGTATGTCAATAATAACATCCCTGATGCTATGAGCATCGTTTAGGTCCATGTTTAGTAATTTAAACCTGGGCTCTTTTTCTAGGTGGAGGATGTTGCCGTGGTTTTTGACACTCAACCTTCTCGCTGTTCCGTATATCATGTCCTTGGTATTAGCTAAAAGGTAATCAACCATGTGGCTTCCGTCCTGACCTGTAACTCCTGTGACTATAATTTTTTTCATAACATTTGTATCCATCCTTCGGGGACTATATCTCGATAACCAGGACCTTCTGGCCCAAACCATTTAGATGGTGCGATAATTTTCTTTTGTTTATTTTGATTTAACCATGCAGCCCACCAGCTGAAACTACTATTTGCAATGATATTATTTTCGCAACAACTCATGATCTTAAGGTCCTCTAGGTTGGAGTTACCTTCCATGAATATTATATTGGGATATTTTAATGAATTTTTGCACCACTGTATATCGTCTGAGAATACGAATATACTACCACTGGGGTTGATTTCTTCAAGAGCTTTATTGTAATAATCAGCACTTAAATTTAAGTGGTACTTAGGGGCATTTAAATAATCTGTACGTCTTACATGTATAGAGCAGGATCCAAGGAAGTCGAAGTTGGTAAACTTGGGGTTTTCTCCAAAGTCTAATAAATTAATAATATCCTCCCTATGATGCTTGAAGTATTTCTCTGATTGCCAGAAGCCGTCGAGTAATAGGTTTCCATTAAGGGTACTTAAATCTAGGTGGTTATAGAAATTTTCATCACTAATTTTGTAAACTTTTTTGCTGAAAAAGTCATCCATGATTTGGCCTTCGAATCTATCTATTTTTATTTTTTTAAAGTTTTGAAGATCAAATGTCCTTGGGGTGCAGCCCTTGCAGCCACCTCTAAAAAAAGAATCATCCAGGTATAGGTCCAGCCCATAATCTATACTTAGGGAATAACCGTAAGCCCACTGAAAGATTTGATTAGCTAAACCGCCCTGTATTTTA